GCGGAAATCGATGTTGATCTTCACCTCGTGGTATTGCAGAGCAATGAGGGGAAGAGCAAGTCCGGGGTTGCGGCAGTACCAGAACTGAAGGGGCACGTAAAGGGTGGTCTCGGGGAGGGCGTTGCGGGGAGCGCACACCTGAGAAGGGGCAGAAGTGGAGGCACAGGGACCAGACACAGCGGCGAAGGTGGGGTCGGTGATGTAGGTAAGCTGGGTGGTGTTACCGATCATCTTGTAGTAGCCAGACTGCTGCTCCTTGGAGAGGGTCAGCTGGTTCCAGATGTGCATCCAGTCACCGTATTGGCGATCGATGCGCTGGCCACCAACCTCAATCTCCACCTGGGCGATGAGCTGCTCGCCGATGAAATCTAACCAACGGGCGTACACGTCACCGGAGCCGACGGCCTGGTTGATCTCGGGGAGAGTCACCTGAAGGTAGGTGCGGTAGGCAAGATCACCATTACGGGAGATGGTGCAGGTCACGCGACGGCCGAAGTCGGCCTGTCCGGAGAAGGTCTGCTCGACAGACTCCATAGCGAAGTTAGTATGGCGTCTGTAAGACACCTTCCAGAAAGTGATTTCGGGGGTTCCAGTTAGGAACACGTCTTGGGCGCCATAGGCGACAAGTTGCATAAGTCCTCCAGCCATTTTGGATTATATATATACTATTGTAAAGAAAATAATTCTAGACAAATAGACACATTTAATTAATTTAATTACTCTCTTGCATTTTCCTAAATTATATTTCTCCTCCACACCACAATAGTAGTTTCATTCAAAAAAAATACAATCAACACTGCGTACCATACATTTTAGGGGGTTTGTATTTTACAACTGTAAGCATAATACATCACATGTGTAAATTAAAATTTTCGGCTAAAATATGTGTATACGACAACTGAAAGAAAATGGGGAAAAATTTGTGTATACGACAACTGAAAGAAAATGGGGAAAAATTGTGCTTAAAAGGTATTATATTGCGCGATTATCGAACAGCGAATTGTCGGTCGAATTACTTACTATAAAGCGTTCTAAATAATTCTCTTCAAATATTTCTCGTTTGTTTTCATGTTTTTTTGTAAAAATATATTTGTCTTGCTGTTTCTTCACTGACCACCCCTTTTCCAAAGCATTCATTAAAAACATCATTTTTTGAAATTGTGCCTTTTCTATTTTTATTTCATTCGGTTGCTCTAATGTAATTTTTTTTGCAATATCGGACATATACATATAAAAACGGTTTATATGCGAAAATTATACGAATTATTATTATTTTTGTTTAATTTATTATCAAAAATTAACATAAAAACATTCGCCTAAGAATACATAAACAAATATATAAATGGCGTCAAAATCGACCAAAACATCGGTTCATAGTATTGATGAAAAACATACGGCAATTATGAATGAGATAAATCATAATCAGGAAGTCGTTATACCACAACTCATGGAAGAAAAAAACCAACTGAAAGAATACATTCGTTCATTGAATAAACAACAAATTGATGAATACATGGAAACTCGTGATAAGATATATGCTCTACAAGATGATATTAAACAGAAGAAACAGACCAAAAAAAACTATTATTTGAACAATTCAAAATATATATTCGACTATTTTGAACAGAAGAAACTAATTTCGACGAGTGAAACATCCAGTCAACATTCCAAAGTGATCAATTCTTTTTTTAAAATCAAATCAAACAGTCAAGACGCAGCTAACTTACAGAGTGCAAAATATGTTAAGTCAAAGAAATATTATCAAAATTATTGGAAAAACGTGAGCAACGATAATTATAATATGCAAGATTGCATTGTCGCATCTGATGTGTGTCTGGTATGCAATAAAGGTGAAATGATACCACAAGACGAAGAAGGAATATTAATTTGCAATAATCCTGAATGCGCCAAATTCATTACGTACATTATCGACAGTTCAAAACCGAATAACAAAGACCCACCGAATGAAGTATCATACACTGCGTATATACGTCTCAATCATTTCAAAGAAATCTTATCTCAGTTTCAAGCAAAGGAATCTACTCAAATTCCGGACGAAGTAATCAATGCAATCAAGGCGCGTATTAAAAAAGAACGAATTGAAGACGTCTCCTCGCTCAATTATAACAAAATGCGCGATATATTGCGAAAACTGGGTTTGAATAAGTATTTTGAACACATACAATACATCAATTCGTTGTTCGGTATCAAACCGCCCGTCATGAACGAAGAATTACACGAGACCTTATGTGTGTTATTCATTGAAATCCAGAAACCTTGGGCTGTCCATTGTCCTGCGAACAGAACTAATTTCTTTAATTATACCTACACGCTGTATCAACTGTGCAATTTGTTAGACCAGACACAATATTTGCCGTATATACCTATGATGAAAGACCGAGAAAAACAATTAGAACAAGATATGATTTGGAAAAAAGTATGTGAAGATTTAGATTGGGTCTTCTGTCCCACTGTGTAAAATAGATATGTAAAATGTATTTAGAATAATGAACACATTTTACAGTAGAATAGTATGATTGCCTGTGAAAAATCAGATTTCGAACCGGTTGTGTACAACAATACGAACGTGTATCGCAATGAAATGAGACGCGTGTTTTCGATGAATGCAGTGAATTACCCCGCAATAAACGAAGACATTGATCAAGAAAGCAAAGATGAATTAGAGTATGACGAAGAAAATGTATCTCGCGCACTAGATCGTTTGTATTCCAAAACGAAAGACCATCCATTGTTTACAGAATTATACGAAAAGGCAGCTGCTTGTATGTTCTCGGTTGAACCTGAAATTGGGTTAACTATTTTGTGCAGTTATGATTATTTAGATACGTTTATTCCTTGTTATCAAGAATATATGCTTACCGGTGAATTGAATACAACAAGCATAAATTATGTAGATCTATCTAACAAACTATATCATTAATAGTTTGCTTACGCTTCGGTATTGGAATTTGCATCAGCCATACGCGCCTCGGCGGAATCAGCCTTCTTCTTGGCCTCAGCCATACGCGCCTCAGCGGCATCAGCCTGCTTCTTGGCCTCTTCATCAGCCTGCTTCTTGGCCTCTTCATCAGCCTTCTTCTTGGCCTCTACATCAGCCTTCTTCTTGGCCTCTACATCAGCCTTCTTCTTGGCATCTTCATCAGCCTGCTTCTTGGCCTCTTCATCAGCCTTCTTCTTGGCCTCTTCATCAGCCTTCTTCTTGGCCTCTTCCTCAGCCTTCTTCTTGGCCTCTTCCTCAGCCTTCTTCTTGGCCTCCTCATCGGCCTTCTTCTTGGCCTCTTCCTCAGCCTTCTTCTTGGCCTCTTCCTCAGCCTTCTTCTTGGCCTCTTCCTCAGCCTTCTTCTTGGCCTCGGCGGCATCAGCCTTCTTCTTGGCCTCCTCGTCCGCCGCCCGTTGAGCAGCAAGTGCTTGTGCCTTGAGATTTTGTCTGGGACGCATTAAAAAATTCATGATTATACATAATTAATACATAATAATTCGTTTCTAAATAAAAATATTGATTTAGTGTTTACATAAAATGACTTTTTATGTAAATAATATATATACACTATATACATAATGGCATCAACAAGAAATAAAAATTCGATAGGTGATTATCAACGTGAAATTAGCAGTTACACGAGCGCATCCACATACATGACTTATGATAACGCAGGAAAAGCAACGACGAACTATTTAGCAGGAGATGGCTTACTTATGGGAAGAATGGCTCCTGAAAATCTAGCAAGCAATGCTTGTGATATAGAATCACAATTATTTGGTATTGGGTCGACAAATTTAGTCACTCCTCAAAAGCAAATTCAACCAAAAATACACAATATCAAATCATTAAACGTGAGTGACCGTATTTCCATGATTATACCAGCACCCCTTGTTGTGGAGAAAGACCAGCGTCCGTATCCTATGAAATAATTCGTCTTTTCATTGAAATATTGTGCATATGTTTAGGATATTTTCTAAAGGTAGAATGTTTATGGTGAAATGCTTTCTTTTTTTTTGATAATTCTTCTAAAGTAATGTACAGAGAAGCATTATCCGGAGTTTCTTCGCGGGTCTGTAGTTTTTCCTCTTCATAATGGATTGGTTCATTTATGTTTTGAACAAGTTCTTCGGTTTCTTCTTGCAATTGTTCAATGTGCGATGGTAGGTCAAATTGATTTTGCGCTTGTAGATATTCTTCTATTTTATCAGATAGAGCCGTTTGTAAATTACAATTGGTTCGTTCAGGTAAGACATCACACGGGGTGAATGATATATGTAAATAATCTTGTAGAGGTTCTATCATATTATCAATAATTTGGATAGGCAGTTGTATATGCGCCATAATAAGTTTATTTTCATTCATGCTGGTTTATTTCATAAAAAGTATTTAATTGTTTTTATGAAAAAGTATTATTTTAGATTTGTTGTCGCCTATCATCACGCCTATCATCACGCCTATCACCTCGCTGTACATCGTTCATATTAGCAAGTTGGACATTAAAATCATCACTATTTTCTTCATATTCGCGAAGGAGCACCTTTGAATTATTAGGATTTTGCTTATCTATCACCACAACTGACCTATATGGGTCAGCACTTACATCCAGTCCATATTTATCCTTAAATTCTTTCTCAACTGCTAATATATCGTCCAGTTCGATCTCAGTATGGAATACATTGTCTTTGAAGTTGTGGTATAAATGCGCCACTTGCTTGAATGGCTGTTCGCCAATTTCCATATCCATTGTAAATTTACCAAGGTATTTGTAATTTTCTCTTTGCGATTCTGGTAATTCTTCTGGTGGTCTGTGAATGGTGAAATCTTCATTGTAAGGTTCAAACGCGTCTTGGTAGATATTATTTAAATATGCAGATAACCCCGATAATGCGTTCGATGCCGATCCGGTGATATTTACGTCGCACATATTCGGCATAGAAGGTAACATACCCTTCGCATTACTGAACATTTGTTGTAAATTTTCTCCCATTTTTTCCATAGTCATTTTTTGAGGCGTTTCGTCGTATAATTTGCGCTTTTCTTCTAATAACAACAGGGTAGGAAGGAGTTGTTGTATCATCTCGTATTGTTGTGTTGTTGTATCATCTCGTAATGTTGTATCATCTCGTATTGTTGTATCATCTCGTATTGTTGTATCATCTCGTATTGTTGTATCATCTCGTATTGTTGCATCTTGCGATAAAATCTGTTGTCTAAGTGACGGAAGAACCTGAAGAAGACTGGTGATATTTGGTTGTTCGCGAGACATAGTATTCGTTGGTCGAGACGCCTCTGGTTTGGTTGTTTCACGTAATCTTGCATTTTCATCGAGTTCTGCTTCT